CCTGCGCCGGAGCCCGCGCAGGACGCCCAGGGGCCGCGGACGCACATCGAGAACCACAGCCTCGACACCGGGGACGAGGACGACATCTCCGACGCCATTCCGCCCTTCCGCATGAACGACGAGCTTTGACGTGGTGAGCATCTCGCTTCAAGGCATCGAGCAGCTACGAGCCAAGCTCGCGGCCATGGGGCCGAACGCCCAGGCCGAGTTGGAAAACGGTGTGGTCGAGGAGATGCGCAAGGTGATGTTCCACGCGCAGCGCAAGGTGCCGGTCTACACCGGGCAGCTTCGTTCCTCTGCCTTTGTTCGCACTGCCATGAGGAACCAGAGCCGAACGGATTGGATGTTTGGCTACGACGCCCCGTATGCACTGTTCGTCCACGACCACCCAAACGCGCACACGAACCAAGACGGCCACCCCTGCGCCTGCTACGCCACCATCCACCGGCCCCGCCCCGGGATGCTACGCAACGGCGAGGGCTACCGCTGGCTTGCCAAGGTGGCCGAAGCCCGCGGCGACATGGTGGGCGCGGTGTTCCGGCGCGTCCGAAACGCCCTGCTCATCGCCAGCGGGCAGCGCAACGCCGGGCGGCCGAACCCGCCACAACCTCCGGAGGCTGGCGGGGTGGTCTCCTCGCGCGGATCGCGCGGCGGCGGTGGCGGGGCCGCGCTCAAAGGCTACCTCAAAACGCTGCTCGAGCTCGCCGCGAAGGGGGCTAAGAAGTGAGCGTAACCTTCAACGACCCGGCCACCGCCATCGTCACCCTGCTCAGCGCACAGACGCTCGGAGGCGTGACGTTGACCAGTGGCACCAACCTCTTCGCGGATTTCGTCTACCCATTCCCCACGCTCAGCGTGCATTGCCTCGGGCAGCCCGGAGGCAAGCCGCAGCCGTTCATCAGTTCGACCGATGCAGCCCTGATGAGCCCAAACGTCGATGTGCTGGTCTACGGCTACCCCGGGAACGCCGGGCACGACGCCGCAGAGACACTCATGCTCGCCGTGATGGGCTACCTCCAGCAGTCCATCCCCAGCGGCTACATCTCCTGCCTGTGCTCTGAGTCGTACCCGCGACAGACCATCGAGCCGGAGACCGGGCGGGTCCTCTTCACCGCCACGTTTGAACTTCGCTACTGAGGTTGACCACCGCAAGCAAGAGCGGCAACCCTCGCGGTGAAGTTGCGAACCGTTCGCAGGAGAGCCCTTGGCTTCGATTGCCGCCCACCCCGCAGAGGTCTACGTCGCCGCTGCGGACGAGCAGGACGCGAATGACCTCTTGGTCGGGCTGACCGAATTCACGGTGAAAGACTCGACCACGGTTCTGGACATCAGCCACATGAGCGACACCACCGGCTACAAAAAGCGGATGTCGGGGCTCACCGACGTTTCCATTTCGCTGAGTTGCGTCTGGGACGCCACCGACGCGCCGCAGTTGCTGCTGCACGTTCTGTCGAGCACGTCGGTCTATTGCTCCATCCTCCCGGACGGGACGAACGGCTACGCCTATCCGTGCCTCATCGAGTCCTACGAGGTGAAGGGCGAGATTGACGGGCTCATCGAGTTCTCGGCGTCCCTTGTTGGAAACGGCGCGAAGGTCGCCAAGAGCTAGGAGAAACCATGGCAAGCGTTGCGGCGCACGGAGCAGCGGTCTCGGTCGCCACCACAGACATCAACGGCGGGGCGAACCTGCTGGGTCAGCTCAAAGAGTTCACCATCAAGGACTCCGCGACCATCCTCGAGATCACTGACTTCGCGGACACCAGCGGCTACAAAAAGCGCATGGCCGGGCTGAAGGACTACTCCATCAGCCTCTCCGGCGACTTCTCCCAGGCCGACGCCCCGCAGGTCCTTCTCCGGGCCGTGGCAGGGACGGTGCTCTACGTCACGGTGCTTCCGGACGGGACCAACGGGTTCAGTTACGCGGCCATCGTCGAGAGCTTCGAGACCAAGGGCAGCATTGACGGGTTGGTCGAAATCTCCATCTCCATGGTGGGGAACGGCATCCGCACCGCGAAGCCGTAAGGAGCCACGATGGCCTTCAAGGCAGCCCATGGCTCGCTCGTGCAGACCCCCGGCGCCGCGACGACGTTCACGGGCGAGGCTTGCACATTGCTCGGCGGAACCGTCTACCAAATCAACGACACCGCCAAGCGCATCATCGATCCTGGCACCGCACTGACCGTCCTCGATGCCGGGGTAGCCGACGCCTGCACCGCAGCGAACTTCCTCTTCGGCAAGGCGACCTTGACCGAGGCCCCGGGAGGGGCGGTCACGATGACGGGGAAGTACCTCCCCCTTCTCGACGTGGCGCTCGTCCGGTCCTACTCGCTCAAGGTGTCGGGCACGGTGCTGGATTCAACAGCCATCAACGGGGCTGGCTCGAGGACGCGCCTGCTCGGCCTTCAGACCGCGGAGATGACGCTGGAGACCACCGCCCAGCGCTACGACGACCTCGACAGCGGGGCCGGGGTACTGACCATCGACGGCGCGGCGGTGGCGCTCTACGCAACGCCGATGCTCGTCTCGGTGCTGCCCTTCACCGGCAGCGCGTACATCTTCCGCGGCTGGTTCATCCTCGACGACCTCGAGTCGAAGGGCTCGCCGGATGGGCTGTTGACTCTCTCGATGAAGCTCTCGGGCCACGTCCGCACCGGCACCGTGGGCACCGGCTCAACGGCCGTCACCGTTGGCTTCGGCTGGACCTAGGAGACACGCATGTCGGAAGCACGCGAGAAACTCAGGGCCGCAACGCTGGGGGCTCCGGCCACCACCGAGAAGCGGCTGGTCAAGTGGAACGGCGAGGACTTCGAGATCCGCCCACCGTCCCTCAAGGACCAACGGCTCATCGACGACGCCAGCATGATCGGCGTCGGGAAGAAGGCCAAGCGCGACGGCATCAAGGCCCTGATGCACGCGCTCATCAAGTGCGTGTTCGTCCCCGGGACGAGCGAGCACGTCTTCGACCCGGCCGACGTGAACGCGATGGAGGAGCGCAACGCCAAGGACTTCGTAGGGGTGTTCGCCAAGGCCATCGGGGAGCTGTCGGAAGACTCGAACCCGGAGGCCGTCGAAAAAAACTCCGAGAGCGTCCAGACCGACGAGCCCTGATTTCCATAGGGCTCGAGTTTGGGCGCCTCCCTGACGAGATGGAGGAGCGGTTGACGGCGGCGGGATTCTGGGAGCTCTCGGCGTTCTTCAAGATTCGGAACGAGGAAGAGGAAGCGGCACGGAAGAAGGCGAAGCGAGAGGCTGAACGAGAGGCGAAACGACGATGAGCCAGGTTGCCGAAATTGGCGTTCGCGTCGTCGCCGATGCCTCGAAGCTGATGTCTGGCCTCCAGAAGTCGCTGGAGGCGGTGGACCGATTCGGGAAGCAGGTCGAGAAGGCGGCGAACAAGATTGGCGCCGTGGGCGCAGCCATCACCGCGCTCGGCGGCAAGCTGGTTGCGGACGCGGCAAAGTACGACGGCAACGTCAAGGGGGCCGTTGACCGGCTCGGGAACGCCTACAACACCCTTGCCACCCGTCTGGGCGCGGCCCTTATCCCTGCGGTGGAGGAGCTGACGAAGTTCGTCACGCGGTTGGTGCATGTCTGGGACTCGCTCGCCCCGTCACAGAAGCAGGCCATCGCCCATTACGCGGAGATGGCCGCGAAGATTCTGCTGGTGGTGGCGGTCGGCGGGAAGGTGGTTGGAATGGTGGGGCAACTCGCCGGCCTCGCCTCCGTCCTGCTGCCGCTCATCCCCGCTCTCGTAGCCGTTGCCGCCGGAGTGGTGGCGGTCATTGCCATCATGTCTGCGCTCAACGTCACATGGGCCGACGTGTGGAACGGGGCGAAGAAGACCGCGGCCGACTCGTGGAACTGGCTCGGCGCCACCTTCGGGAGCGTCATCGACCGCATCCTGGGGTTCATCGGGAAGATGATTCGCGCGTGGGCAGAGGGCGTCCAGAAGATGCTGGACGTCGCCCGGCCGCTGTTCAAGCTGCTGGGCATCGAGGGCGTAGCCGACTTCGGCAAGGACCTGGCCGGATGGATCGCCTCGCTCACCACGAAGAACGGATGGGAGGACTTCGCCACAGACGGGAAGAAGGCGATCAGCGACATCGCGTCCCGCCTCAAGTCCCTGCCTGATGAAGTGCAGAAGGCGCTGCGGGCGGCCGGGCTCGGGTCGATGCTCGACGCCTTCTCTGGGTCGGTCGGGAATCTGCCGAAGCTTGGCGGCGGCAGCAGCTTGCCGGCCGGATTCGTTCCAAAGAACTACGGCAGCAACATCGCCAGCACCCCTATCGGGCCGTCCTCCGGCGCCGCAGGCCGAGAGGAGCGGTGGAGTTTCATCGAGCAAATCAAGGGCTCAGGCGCCACGCTTGCGCGGAACCTCGGGGACACCTTCCTTGCGGCTGGCGCCACCATTCGCGACGCGGTGATGGCCGCGGCCCCGAAGTTCGCCGGGATGCTTCAGGGCGCGATGCAGGGCGGTCAGGCGGGCGGCCCGTGGGGCGCCATCATCGGAGCCATCGCGGCGCTGCTGACTCAAACGCAAGCTTTCACCGTCGTCATGGGGCTGATGGAGGAGGGCGTTGGGGTGTTGGTGAAGGCGATCAACCCCATCATCAAGCCGCTCATCGTCGTGTCGAAGGCCGCGAACATCATCCTGGACGTGTTGATGCGGGTGGTGGGGCCGGTGTTCGAGATGGTCGGTAAGGCGTTCTTCGAGGTGTCGAAGTTCATCGCCAAGATTGTCGGCGGCTTCGTTCATGCTGTGCAGGGCGTGTGGAACTGGATCGTCAACGCGCTGTGGACCTTCCTCGTCAACATCGGCCTCAATGACCTGGCGAAGTCCGTTTCCACCTGGCAGATGACCACCGCGAAGATGGACGCTGCGCTCGCGGCCATCGACGCGGCCACCTGGGAGAACATCGATTCGATTGCGGCGAGCACGGCGGCAAACGACGCATCCGCAGAAGCCGTGGCCAAGTTCTCCGAGTCCCTTACCAACGTCCCGCAGGGCTTCAAGGTTGCTGCGGCGCGCTTCAACGCCATGTCGGACGGGGGCGGGGCCTCGTCCGTCGCGGCAGAGGTCGAGCGCAGTGGCGGTATGACTGTCATCGTACAGGGCAGCATCGTTGACGTTGACGGGCTCATGCAGGTCATCAACTCGAACGGTCGGAAGGGCAACTTCCGACGCTCGGGGACGCCGGTGCCCGCATGAGCTTCCTGCTCGTGACAGGGCTCGAGCTCGGGGACCTCATCTCCGAGCCCGCCGGGGTGAAGGAGGGCCGCCGGGAGATTGGCGAAACCTCGGCCGCCTACGACGGGACGTTGCGCAAGTCGCGGCAGAGCATCAAGCACGACCTCGAGTTCGAGACCACCCCGATGCTCTCCGCCACCGCGCTCGCGTTGGAGTCGCTCATCCGTGGACTGGGCGAGGTGTGGAGCTTCGACAGCGACTTCTACGGCTCCAAGGGTCTCGGTCCGACCGCCGGCTACGTCGCCACCGTGGCGAGCCCTGGCACGCCGAAGTTCGGCAGCGCGCTATCTGTCACCGCAACAACCGGGTCCATCACCTACGCTGCGGCCTTGGGCAGCAGCTGGACTGCCGCGTTCTGGCGCACCGCCGACAACGGTGTGACGTGGGTGCATTACATCATCACCTCTGCCGGAACGAAGTGGCTCAACGGGGTGAGCAACGACGCTGCGGTGACGACCTGGTTTGCCGTCTCGTCCGGGTCGGCCACCATCACCAACGCCACCGGCTCAGCGGTCTTCTATGACGACCTCGTTCTGCTCCCTTACCTCATCGTGTCCACCTGGCCGGCGGTCTGGGGCGTGGCCACCTCTGCCTTCCCTCTCCTGCCGAAGCTGACCATCTCAGGCGACGCAATCCCGGAGGCCACCTCCCGCACCGTGATGGGCGAGGCCACCCCGAGCTTTCGCAAGTTGGTGGTGAGCGGGTCGCTGCGGACCAACGCGAAGGTGCTCTCGATCTCTCTGGCGGAGGTCTAGGTGCGCGCGCTCACCGCAGCCCAAACCGCCGTTCGCGCCTCAGGCTTCCAGTCGGAACACATGCGCGTGCAGGTCAAGGACAGTGGCGGCACATTCCGGAACCTCACGACCTACCCCGGGACGAACCTCGTCAACTCCGCTTCGTGGCGGGCCAGCGTTGACGACCCACACGCAACGGCAGACATCATCCTGAAGCGCGAGGTCGAGAAGCTCTCGCTCTCCCCGTTCGTCGAAACCTCGGGGCTGAACCGTGGCTTCGTCCCGACGACCGCAGCCGTTCCACTCCTGGCCCTTGGGCGTGAAATCAAGATTGAGGTGGCCATCGTCCCGGCCGACAAGAGCCCGGCAGCAGGGGACTGGATTGTCGCGTGGCACGGCTACATCGATTCAATCGACCCAGCCCAAGGCGACACCATCGCGGTCGGTTGCCGGGACCTCGGCGCGAAGGTGATGGATG